TGTCACCTTTTGGGTTAGTAGTGCCGCTTAATACGTTATCAAGAAACCCATTTAATATGTTTGCCATCGAACTCTCCTTACTAATATTTATCTATAACATAAAGTACGCAGATTATTAAAGTAAGTAATTTTGTTCCATCCAGTAAGATAACTTCTCAGCAAAAAGTTTACTGGATTCTGGTCCAGGATGCCCGCCATCTCTTGCAAGGTCTTCGGTCTTTAATCCTTGATTAGGATATAAATTTGGAGCATTAATTTTATCTAACGTATATAATGTTTCCATATCCCAAGATGCAAATACTATTCTTACCTTATTTGCCTTTGCGCTTTCTGTAATTATAGATACAGCATATATAAGATTCATTATAAACATGCTATTATCATATGTGGCATATATGTCTGTCCACTTCTTTTCCTGGCTTTTATCAAAGTTTGGATTCTTCCAGGGTAGCAGTTGCAGTTCCATCGCCCAATCTGATGAAATTTCAGCGCAATCTACTCTATGCAAACTTGGTAATAATATAACCGCATAATTTAAATTTAAAACTTGTTGTGTTGCTACAAACGTTCTGGCAATACGTAATACACTTGCACCGCCTATGCCAAAATTATACTTACACATGTTATAGTGTTTAGAAAGTAATGTAGTCCAGAGTTTTGACGATTCTACGCCTTCACCATACGTATTGCTACAACCATAAAATCCTATGTTTGGTCGTTTAGCTTTGTTTTTCCACACGTCCCTAAACCCATATTGATTTATAGTATACTGCCAGGGGTCCTTATCAAAGTTTGGTGCTTCTTGTTCGCGTATGTACGGATACTGCCAATTTAACGAATCTAGAGGAACACCATGTCTATTTTTGATATCTGCTAAGAAATCTCCCCTAAAGTTTCCAAATTCTACTAATTCTGCTAGAGACTTAACATTATATGGTGATAGGTATCTTGGGTCTAGTTTTTCGTTAGTTATAGGACCGGGGTTTCGTTCCTTTAAATTGAGACTTTCTAAATCTGTTCTGATTGGATAATTCATATAGTATTTATTTTACTCAATAGTAGCAGAGATAAAAAAAGGAACCGAAGCTCCTTTTAATAATAACAATATGGCACTTAGGTTATATTACTAACCAATACCGCCACCGCCTGTAACTAGACTATTAATAGTTCTACCTACTGCTGTTCCAATACCGCCACCTTGTGACTGTATTGCGTTATCGTAACGTATACTTAATGAAACTGTAACTGGCTCGTTAGCACTATATGCTAATGAGTTGTAGTTTGCATTTTGTATAAAGCAACCGTATAATTCAAAAGTGTCTAGTACGTTAGGAGTGTTTGCTCCGTTGCCGCCATCTAGTATTTCGATTCTAGTTACGAATTTGTAATCAATGCCACTTGCCGCACCTGATTGCTCAAAGAAGTCAAACTGCTTTTGTAGCTGTTCGCCAACAAGTTTTTGTACATTGTTGTTTACGTCTTCGCGCAAGTTAAGTGTAATCGGATCCCATGCATGCTTACCTGCTAGGTATGCTCTACTGTTGTAAACTGGGATTTCAATTTCCTCAAAGTTTACTACCGGACGTGTCACGTCAATTACTTGCTTTGTTAGTTCTGTTGTCGGTGTTGATACACCAAAGTTCTCAAGTGATACCCTGAAACGATACTGTAACTTCGGCATCAACAAACCTTGTGTCGATGATGAAGTGTCACTCGCTAGTGGTACTGTAATTTTTGAGAGTGTTGAAATAGCCATATTATAACTCCTGTTGCTAGTATTTATCATTTAATGGAGGCTATTTCTAGCCCCCATTTTGTTAGATGTTAAAGACCTGCAATTTCCCCTGTATTCTTAAGTCTAAGTGGAATAAAGATAAACTCCACAGCCTTAACTGGTTCAATTGCTATATCTAAGTATAGTTCGTTCTTGTCTATTCTACTTGCTGTGTTGTTTGACTCATCACATACAACTAGGTAGTCATATAACGCTCTAGATCCAACAAGTTCTAAGCACAAGCTCTCTGCGGCTTGTTTAATCTCATCTCTTGTTATCTTATCATTTGGTTCAAAGATATAAGGCTTAGCAAGTTTGTTAAGTTGACTTCTCATATAGATAACAAGTCTAGCAACGTTAATTCTATCTAATGAACTTGCGTTTTTAGCTCTTGTTTTCTGTCCAAATGCAACTAATCCAGCACCTGTAATAAACGTAATTGGGTTAACTTTAACACCATATAATGTGTCACGTTGTCCTTCGTTTAGTGCTATTGAATTAAATTCGCCTTCTGAATCAATATAACCTGTTGCTGTTGCGTTAGTAATGCCGCCACGTCTTGTACCTGCTGGTGCAAACCATGGATAGCTAACTTGGTCACTTAGTGCAAGAGTTCTTAGCATCATGTGACTTGGTGGAACAACAATGTTGTTACCAGCATTATCACTGCTAAAGCCCCATGGATAATAAACACCTAAGTATTCATCACTAGTTACAAGACCTTCTGCATTATCTTCAACTGCAAGGTTTACGTTAGTACCCCATTCGTTGATTGAAGTTGCATCTGGTGTTAGTTTTGGTGGACTATCTCCAAGTACAAACGCTGTAATACCTCTATCGTAGTTTAATGTAACCATTTCACCAATTAGCTCTGGATAACCTGGAGTAGCAATTACGTTAAAGATTCTTGATTCATCATCTCTAATTGCATCGTTACTGTTAAGCATTGCTTGTAGACTTTGGATAACAACTTTACGCTGTGCCGCTTGTCCGAAGCTTCCTTTGCCGTCTGCTTGGTTAGCTGATTCAGTAACCCAACGGTGTGTATAATAGCTTGTCATTGCTTCACTGCTATTAAAACGTGTATTAAGTGCATTTGTATCAACACTGTTGCGTACAAACTTCTTAACGTTAAAGCCACTTCTACGTAAGTTAACTAACAACATACCTTTTGGATATAGTGCTGGATCCGGAGCGTCTGCATCTAAGAAGTTATTTGTTAACAACTCAGTGATAGTTCCAGCTACATTACTAGTAGCGCCTGTTAATCCCCAACGTGCATCTGCAAATAGTACACCGTCTTCAGTAGTTTGATCGGCTGCATCTAGTAATACCCACTTTGCAGTAGCAGTACTATATTTGTAAATTGTTGGATAATTATCTAAGTCTGCTGTTGAAACCCAAATGTCGCCATTCTTAAGAGCTGTACCATCTGATTGGCCAGTGGCCGCAAGTGGTTCAGTTGCACTTACAATAGGTCCTGCTGGACTTGTTTGCTGTGCAGTAGACGCATCATAGAATGGACTAGTTGAATCTAAGTAACCAACCCAAGTAGTACCGCTATGTATCATTATATCAACTTCGTCAGTGATTGAACTATACCATAACGTATTGTCTGCTGCCAATGCTGTCGGAGCAGTTGTACTTCCTGTGTATGTTAATACTTTCCAGTTAGTTGCAACAAACTCGTTAGCTGTATCGCCTGCTGGTGCTGTGTACAAGTTAGCAGTTCCGCTATTTTCATTTACATAAGCACTAAAGCCCATTTCTGCAAATGCCGCTCCAGTTTGGTCTTTGAAACGAATTTCGCCGCCCTTGGAGTGCGTAATAACAACTCTATTTTGTGCGTCAACTGTAGCACTAACGTTAGTTAGTCCTACTGCGTTAATTGCGTTAGCAACTACTTCTGCGTCACTTGCCGCACCTGTTGTTGTTCCGCTTACTGCTGTTACACTTTGTAAAGCCGCATTACCAACTATTGTCTCTTGAATGTTAATCGTAAAACCTGCTGACGACATTCCAGTGCTAATTATGCCACTAGTAATAGTCGTCGGACCAGTTGTTGATCTTTTGTAAATTTTAAAATCACCAGCTGTAACTGTTGCTTCAGCATCGTTTGCTTTAACATAAGTTTGGCTTAAAGATAAGCCCGAGCCGCCTAGTGTCTTATCTAGGTTAAAGATTGCTTCGTGGTTAGTTGCATAGATTGGAGCCGCGCTAGTATCCCATAGCTTAGTTCCGTCATTCCATACTTTAACTTTCCAGTTAGCACCTTTGTTAGGTTGTGTAGTTTTAACCCAAAGGCTTCCTGTTGGACGTGATGTAGTATCAGCTGTCTTATATTCAGGTACACTTGTGTGAGGAGCAATAGTTAATGCTGGAGCATAATATGTTCCTGCTACTAGTCCTGCTGTTGCTAATGAACCAGTACCTTCAGCAAGTACAACGTTTACACCTGTAGAGAAAATATGCACAACACTATCAATAGCTGCCGCCGTAACGCCACTAACTGTAGCTGTATTAATATCAGCCGCTAACTGACTAGCAGTAGTGCCGGTTGCAGTAACAGTAGTTGAGTTAATAACTAATGTTTGACCAACAACAATTGTCGGGTTAGCTGAACCTGTTGTAGTAGCATGACTTGCTTTCCACGCAGTTGATCCAGTTTGTACCCAAGCACCTAAGTAGTTCTTGTAGTAAAGTTTGTTAAGTGTAGTTGTTGCAACAATAGCATAATCGCCAATTGCGCCAACTGAACCTTTTGGTACACCGCCAGTAACTTTAGTAGCATCAGTAATAACTGCTGGTACCTTGTTAGTAAAGCTCTGTCCACCTGTTACAGAAGCAGCCGCTGAGTTCCATGCAAAAATGCCAAATATTGACATTGCTGTATCAAACCAGTATGTACCTGCCGCAGGATTTGCAGTAGGAGCCATTGCTGATGCTGTTAGTGCGCCTAAGTCAATTGCCGCTCTAGTTACATAAGCTCGGTTACTTACACCTAATACACTGTATGCCGCTTGTAAACCATATTCGTTGATTTCACCGCCGTGTATTGGATTGTTGTTAGTGTCTGTCTTGAAACTTGGTTCACCAAATGTTTCTACTAAATCACGTTGTGAAGTGATCAAGTAAGGTTTACCTGCGTTTGCAAGCAATGTACCTGGTGCGGTACCTGTTCCTGCGCCGTTCTTTTTATCTTGGGCGGAGGCTATAAAAATCATTGGTACAGTGCCGGGTTCTGCAGGTGTATAGAACGATTCGTCTATTACCTTAACCTCAACACCTGGGGATGATAACGCCATTTCTGTTTCTCCTAATAAGTATGTTCACTATTATTTATATGATTCTAACAATAACACCGCTAGATACGCCTAATAAAAGGGGGTGAAAAGGTGAGGTAAATACAATATGAGACCATTATGCATTTGTAGACAAAGACCTGCCGCTATAAATTACAAAAAAGGCAATAGAGTATACTATCGCAAGCGATGTGAAGTGTGTTTGCGTAACGGAATACACCACGGAATTCCTAAATGGAAACAAGCTGGATACAATAAGAAAAACTACTGTGAAAAATGTAATTACACAAGTCCTCATCCAGAGCAGTTTAATGTATTTCACATAGACGGAGACTTAAACAATTCGTCACATACTAATTTAAAAACAGTATGTGCGAACTGCCAGCGTATTATTCAGAAAGTTGGGAAGAAGTGGAAGCAAGGTGACTTGCTACCAGATTTTTAAGATAGTCCATAGTACTGTTATTTTCTATTATTGCACTATGATCGATACTGCACCACTTATACTCTGACTGATGTACTTCTTTAGGTTCTACTCCAATGTCTTCATACATGCGTAACCACACCGGATCATCACCTCTGCGCACTCTCCAGACATTTCCGCCTAGTGCATTAATCATTAATCCTTCGTTAGGAAATCGCACATCCGGAATAACATAATTTGTATTTGGATTCTGCATAATTTCACGCTTGACCATACTAACCCATATGCCGTCATAGAACCCTTTTCGCATGCAGTCTGTGCCAAATTCCTGTAGTACTAGTCTAGGAGTTATTTTCCTGCCAGTTTCCTTAGACCAAAAGTCGTCACGTTGTTCACGCCATTCTCTACTTTTGTCTGTTATACCCTCTAGTAGTTCTCGATCCCAGTCAAACATATCTGCAACAGCATCTTTAAGTTTATCTGCAAATGATAACTTTTTAAATCCGTATTGTTCTACCAGTATATCACCAACAGTACCTTTGCCGCCGCCAATTAACCCACATATTCCGATAATCATTTTTTTTCCTATAAAGTTATTTGTTCTGATCCATATCCAATATTACCTTTAGCAAAACAGTTAAATGCAATGCCATATCTATCTTTTTTACTATCTAAGCGATCTACTTTATGCTGTAAGTGTGACGGAAATAATAATATGTCTCCTGTTACAGGATTTGTTGTAAATTGTTGTATATTGTACTGGTTGTAGTTTTTCTTTTTATATGTTAATGGTACGCTATTATGAAACAAGTTAGGATACATATATGCTTTTTCAAAAGTTATTGGAGCAGTTGTAGAATCTGCATCAATATAATATACTCCGCTAATCATTGATCCTGCGTGTCCGTGACTTACAATATCTG